TAATGCTGCTGCAGTAGTAAACTCTGCACCTAACTTAGAATATCCTACGGCATCTGCTGCAATCATTCCACTTGCCACACTTCCTGTATCTCCTGTTGCTACAATAGTTCCTGTTGCAGTTGGCAAAGTTAATACTGCTGAACTTGCTGCACTATGTGGTGCTGCTTGTATTGTTTGAAAATGTGCATTAGAGCTTTCACAATACATTTTAATTTTTGCAACATTACCAGTACCAGTTCTTACTTGCACATCACCATCATTAATTGTTACACCACCAGTTGATCCATTACCACCCATTGTAAAAGCATTTGTGGTTGAAGCAGCTAAACTTACAGTAACATCTCCACTTGTTCCACCACCTGATAAACCTGCTCCTGCCGTAACGGCAGATATGTCACCACCACCTGCTGCTGATGTATAACTAAACGATCCATCTCCATCTGATTGTATTAATTGTCCACTTGTACCATTTCCACTAATGTTAAGTTGAGTGGCAGTAACGGCATTGTCGGCAATCATTGTTGAAGCTACCTCTCCAGTTGAAGATGTACCAACTAAAGTACCCTTAGATGTTGAAACAATTACACCTGCATTTGTCAATGTAAGTCCAAGTGCATTACCTGCACCATCAGTTAGTGCTTGTGCTGAAGCATCTATTGTAGAATTATCACCCACTTTAAGTAGTGATGTATAAGTATCTTTTATTTTATTACCTGTTAAACTTGCCATATTTTGTTATTTTATAATGATTCCCAATTTTTATTTACATTTTGCCATTGTTGTTGATTCTTATTCCAATATTGTCTAACTTTAGAAATAGCAATAGCAACCTTGTTGCCCATTTTCGCTAAATTCATTCCAAGTCCTAACATACTATTCGATATAAGCAATTACTTTTCCTGCTGCACAACTTATTGTATGAAATGTTCCATATATAATAATCCCTGCTGATAATTCTAAACTTGTTATCGCAGTATCTCCACCTGTTGCTGCATTTGTACAAGTTATCGTAGAATCTTCCATTGCTTGAATAGCATTGTATTTCTCACCAACTGTACTTGTACCACCTGAAGCTATGATTCTTAAACCAAATTCACCGAATGCTGCTTTCTGATAATTTCCTGAATAATATAAATCGTTTGACATAAGTAATAATTTATTACAAAAATAACAAATTAATTATTAATGCTTTCGACCTTGCCCACGATATTTTTTTTTGTAACCTGATTGACCTTTACTTGCATTTTTACTATGGCGACCAGATCTTTTTTTCTTTGGCTTTTCAATATAAGAAACAAATACTTTTCGTGCCATTAGTTTGACTTGTTGTTAAACTTTTCAAAAGTTCTCATTCCTCCAAGACCAAGCATACCTATTAAAACTGTCATTAAATGTTCCATTTGCAAAGCAGGTGGTGCTGATTCAACCCCAACATACCAAACAAGCAAATCTCTTAAAACAAAATTATATGCAAGTGCAAACCCACATACCCAACCGATAAAAGGTCTCCAACCTGCTACAAAAATTGTTCTGTGCTTGGCTTCTTGTTCGTTAATTTGTGCTTGTAATTCAATTAATGTTTGTGGATCAATCTCTTTCCCCTTGATGAGTTCCCTTATTTCAAGACCAAGCCCACCAATATTATCACTTGATTTAAACCCTAAAAGTTTTTTAAGAAGTTTCAGCATCGTAATTAATATCTAAGTCAAAATGAGTATATGTAGAATAACCTTTCCCCTCTTTTCTTTTTGCTTGGTACACTAACTTTCTATTATTTCCTTTTACATAAGAAATGTGAATCCAAGCAGGGTTATCGTTATCTCCTAATTCCCATATAAGTTTATCAAAATCCATTTCATTTTTAATTATATAAAATAATTCACAATTAGTAATGCCAGTAGCATCTAAATCTATTGCACAACCCTTAATGTGTTGTGATGTTGCAGCTGCACCTGAAATAGCATTATTTAATTTCTCTGATCTAAAAAAACTATTTACTATAATTGGTTCACCTACTTTTTCTCTTAAAGGTTCAAAAAACTCATCTGCCAATATTTTCATATTCGCTAATTGTTCATCGTTAGGTGTGTTTTTGATTTTTAATTTTTTAGCAGTTGCAGAACCAAATGCTTCTTTCCAAGATATATTTGTACTAAAGTTTTCTTTTTTAGATTTTGCCATAATTATTAATTTTGTTGAACTCTATTTGCAATGTCAATAATTGCTCTGTAATAAGTTTTTTCATCATCATCATCATTACTATAAGCAACTCCATTAATGTTGCTTGTAAACACATTAAAATTGTTTGATGTAAGGTCAAAGTAATCTGTCGTAGATGTCTTAATTAGTTCTAAAATAGATTCTACAATATCATTTACTTGTAGTTCTCCACCATCATCAGAAAAGAAAGCAGTAACGACCTCGATTCTTGTGATACATTCTACTATAAAATCACTTTGATTTTGATTTGTTTGTGCAGAATCAGCAGAATACACAATTATATAAGGTTCGCTTTGTGAAGATGGCACACGATTATATACAGGTATATTTGCACCACCATAACTTACATTCCCATTTAAAAGTGTAAATATTTTTTGTCTTATAAATCGTATTGGTTCTTTCATCTTAAACTTCTTTTAATTGCATTGTTTAAATCTAACATTAACCTTTTTAATCCTAAGTTTATTTTCCCAAAGAAATAAGGTTGTGCTTTTTGAAATCTTGTACCAAATTCAAGAAACCCTGAATAAGGTGCTTTAGATTCTATTGATTTGTCTTTTGCATTATAAACAACATTGTTTCTTAAATTACCTGTATCAACTGGAATAGGTGGCAATTTTATTTCTCTTGATATTAATAATCCATTCTTGTCAATTATCATATCAACCCCTTTATTGCCAAGTGCATCTAACTTGTCAAACATTTTATTGACTTTTCTAAGATCAGATTTATTAACTCTAATATCCATTACTCCCTTTTTGTTGCCGTTATTGTTGTGTAATACTTGTAATTGCTATTAAACATATTGTTTATTTGAAATTGACCACTTTCATTTTCTATTTCTAACAGATCTGTCGTATTTATAGCATCAGCAGTTTTTTTCCTAACAGTTAGTTCAATCACAAGGTTTCGATCTCTTTTACCATTCTTTGTTGCTACATCACCACTTGTATAATTGACCATCGCCCAAATCGTTGTTTGTGTTGCAAGAGTAGATGAAAAACCACCAAACCCATCAGCAGTTTTAGATTGTCTTTTAATCAAAACTCTTGTATCTAATTTTCCTGAATTCATTATATAAACATCGTTTTATACGAACTTAATAACTCCTTTACACTTGTTGGGATTTCATTAACAGTATTGCCAATCACAAAATCAGCTCTATTATCATATAAAGTAGAAACAAGTTGTAAGTTCGCTTGAATTAAAAAACTATCATTCATTCCTGCCGTTGTATAACTGACGATTACTTCCTTTGATGGTAAACTATTAAGTTCAACAATAGTATCATCAAGACCATATTCTGTATAAGCAGTTGTTGCAGTTCCCTCAACAGTTATTGATTGAATTGAAGCTATGGGTGAAAATGGAAGAACAAACCTTTCATCAACACTCGCTAAATACAATTTTCTTGTTTTAGCAGCTATGTCTTTCGTAATGTAGTTTTCTATTATAATCCTGGCTTGTGTTATCATTTGACCTATTAGAGTATCATCAGCACTTGTATCAACTCTTAAATAAGATTTAGCAGTTGCCGTATTGATTATCTCTGATCCAGTCGTTGCAGTAATTTTCATTTGTGTATGAAAACGATTTAAAGGATTACTATAATATTTCATTACTTATTTTTTTTAATTTTTTTCTTGTATGCTTGTTTTAGTTCCTTTGTTTCTTTTGTCTTTTTAGTATCTCTTTCTATGATTCCTAAAAACTCTAATATATCTTCTAACATAATTTATTATTTAAAACAAAAATACAAAAAAAATGCACCATAAAGTTTATAGTGCATTTGATTGAAAAAGAATAAAGAAAGAAAAAACTATTTAAAGTCAAAGTTATTAAAAAATTTTGAATAATTATTTGTCAAACTTAATCTTACGGCTAATCTTGTACCATCATTTTTAAAAATAAAAAAACCTTCAAATTTTTCTACCCATATCGCAAAATAATCTACATCTACTTTTTCATAAGTTCGTTTCCATTGTATGTGTACAGTTTTTCTATTTCTTTGAAAACCTTGAAATGTTGATTTGATTTGAATTCTATAAATATTATCTCCAGTGTCTGCAAGACAATCATATACGGAAGTATGGAGCAAGGGATAGGATATTTTTATGTCTCTTTTAAGACATTCAATACCGAATTTATATTCAGCAATACAACCCTTTGAATTGCTATCCACAAATGTAAAGTTAAAAAAAAAGTGGCTAACCGAAATTAACCACTCATCACCTAATTAATATGAAAAAAAAACTAATTAACTAAACACTTTATTTTTTTTACTCTTTTCTACTTCATCTTCTATACTATAAACCAAACCTAATATTTTAAAATACATATCTTGGGTAACATCATCTTTATTTAAATTATCTGATACTATTCTCATAATCTTTGGTGCTATTTTTTTATTCATTGCCATTATCTAAATAACCAAAATAAAAATTCAATTGCTAATGTTGCCCAAAATGTAAATAATCCTAATCCCCAACATAAATACTTTAGTATTCTTTTTTGCAGTTGCTCATCAACTGGCATATTCAAATCTTGTTGTGTTGCTTTATATATTACTTTCATTAATGAGTTATTAAACAAATTAAAAAGTGTGATGCAAAATAAACCACTGCAAGTACAATGATAGGTATTTGCAATTTTTCTATTGTTGTGAGAATTTTATTCATTATTTCTAATTTTCATCAAAGTAAACTAATTTATTTATTATATGCAAATATTTTTTACTTTATTTAATATTCTTTAATGATTATTTAACATTAGGGTATAAAAAAAGGGGGTATAAAACCCCCCTTTAATAATATAATCTCTAATGATTATAGAGCAGCAATCACTGTTGCGAATGAACCTCTACATAGAGCATTTGGAAGATAAGTTGTGAAACCTAATCTTTCTTGAACTCTAACTGTTATAAAGTTCTTTTGAACATTATCAGAATCTTGCTCGAAGAATTCAACACTAATGTTCTCTCTCTGCCAAATCTGTGCAGCTTGACTAAAGTTACCTACGATAAACTCTCCCTCTGCCATTGCAGTTGAGATTCTTACAGGTACTCCCATAAATGTTGGTTGTAGTCCTTGATAAACTTGATCTTTAAGGTATCTGTTGTCAGAATCTTTAAGAGCAAGAATTTTGTGGAAATCAGTTGGGTGTAATAAAATACCATCTGAAGTATAGTTAGCTTTTGCCACTTGGTTTAATGCAGTTATAAGTACATCAAATTGTTGTGGGTTAGCAAAGTCAGCAGCACCAAAACCTGATGCACCTGTACTCCAAACTGTAGCTGAATTTCTTAATCCCTCTAAATTTGGTGCAGTACCATTACCACCTAATAACTGGTCATCTTCTACTGCCATAAGTTTACTTGGAACTCTTGCTGAAATATATGAACTTAATTGTTCAGTATCTTCCATCATTTGTCTTGATAATCTTAGGTATGTACCAATCGTTTCGACAGGTGCAGTTGATGCAGTTAAGTTAAAATCTGTTTGACCTAAAGCAGAACCCTCTGCCGTAGCAGCAGCACCTTGTGTATAAGCACTTTCTTTTACAAATCTGATTAGATCAGAATTTGTAGTTCCCACAGGAACAATTTGTCTTATATGTACTGCATTACTTGGATCAAACTTGTATCCAGGTACTCTTGTCGCTGCGATAACCTCACCAGTATAATCTGCACCAGTTGTCATATCAGCTTTAACTTCAAATGATGAAGCTCTTGATTTACCTTTTTTAAGTGCTTCAATAGCACCACCATCAATCGCATCTTTAATTGCGGATTTGAAGTTCATTGGCTTACTATCTACGGCATTTTTTTTAGCTGCCATTTCGATAATATCCATTCTCTTTTGCATTTCATCATTCTTTGCAAGATAGTCGTTAGTTAAGTTTGAAATCTCACTCTTAAGTGATTCTTCAACCTCGCCTTTAGCGTTATCTTGTGCCGAATTAAATGCTTTTTCAATTTTAGAATCAACTAAATCTCCGATTTGGTCTAATTCTTTTTTGATTTCATCGTTCATTTTTTACGAATTTAATTTATTAAACAAATAATTATAAATATCACTATTATCAGCTTTTATCTGTGTCGGCTCTGTAACTTCAATTTCGGTTGGCAAAGTGGCACTATCGTTAAAAATAGATTTTAGCTTAACGAGTTCTGCTTCGATAGCATAACCCATATTGTCAGAAATGTTACCCTTGCGAATTAACTTCACAAGTTTATCAAATCTTTTCAATACTTTCTCCTTATCTACATTCCCTTTTACATCTAATATCATTGCTTCATCATTTGCAGCAAGTGTAACGGCAGAAATCTCATAGAGTTTTACCTCTGTTAGTTTTCTATTGTAATCATCACCCATTCCTGCTTCTTTCTGAAGTGGTAATATACCAACACTATTTTCGGTAATCACTCCTGCTTTCATAAGTTCTAATACATCAGTTCCAAGTTGAGTTTTTGGTATTTTCGCTTCGAACATTAATCCTTTGTCATCTTCATATAGGTTTACCATTTTTCCTAAAGGTTGATCCATATTGTGCTGATATAGGTATTTAACACGACTACCATTTTCCATAATCGTTTTTGTATATGCACCAGGTGTAATTATATCACCATCACTATCTACATTGTTAAACACAGAACCATACCCTTTTACGATTCCACTCTTTTCATCGGCATCAATTAATTCACCGATTGGACTTGACTTATATATTATATTTTCCATTTTACAAAGATATTAATTTTAATTGTTTTCATTTTCTTGTAGTGCATCATTAATAATTGCAACACTACCTGCTGCAACCAAACTATTTACAACACCACCTTGTCTTTCATTTAAAGTTTCTTCTTTTGGAAAAGGTGCATTGGTACATCTACAATTAATGACATTGGCAGCACTTCCTCTACTATCACCTGGATAACTTAATTCCTCACCACCAACTAAAAAGTTTTTATCCATATCGACTACTTGTCCATTGGCTTCTATATGATCTATTCGTGTTCTA